CTAAGGATACGCGGAAACAATTATCCCCCGATGGTTTCTTAGCCACCGGGGGATTTTCGTTTGAATTACCGACCTCGATAAGGACCGCTGCCACCTCGGTACGGACCACTGCCGCTCGGAACCGGCGCTGGCGCTGGCCTGACCGGAGGCTTGGGCGGCGGAGACTGCTTGTAAGGTCCGCTGCCACCACCGACGGCGGGAGAACCTTTATACGGTGCGTTGTTGCTCATTCTTTTGGAAGTGCATACCAACCTTCATGGATGATGATGCGGTTATTACTACGCACCATTTTGCCGTTCGCGTCAACCACCCAAACCTTCGCCTTAACGCTCTCAGCGAGGCGCACAGGCTCACCGTGGGGGACGTAAATCACTCTGCTCGCGCAGCTCACGCTCATGCTCGCGCACACGATCAAGAAGACCGCGCTTAAGATCAGGTTGTTTCTTGGCGTCTTCACTTGAGATGTCTTGTTTCGTCAGTGCATGAAGCCAGATGACCAACTTCATGACCAAGTCGGCCAAGAAGTTCATTACCGTTTGTCGGCGTTCTTCTTGTTATTGATGATCGACCAGGCGACACCGAAGATGCTGACGATAGCGCCAACGATTTCAGTAACCTGATCGGTGCTGGCCAATCCTTTGGCAACGATGAATCCACCGGCAGCGGTCAGGATATGGCGGACGAGGGAGGCGATGTTAGGGTTCATTTGTTGTTTTTGAGTTTGCGGTAGAGTTCTACTGCTTTCACGGCGCAAGTGAGAAGCGCGGCGAGCGCGCCAAGTGCCAATGAGACAGTCTTGAGATTCGGATCGGAGAATACTGCGTTTCCAAGAATGCCGATTGCCGGACCACCGACGCCGATTGAGATGTCTCTGATAAAAGCGTGGTGGTCCGTCATCGTGCGTTGTTAGTTAGCGGCTGGAGCCTGCTGCTTGGCTGAATCGAGGATCAGGTCGTAGAGGGGAAGTCCGGCTCGGATATTGTTGATATTCCCAGCCTTCATTCCGATTTCAACGAGTTGCAGCAGGGCGTTGGTTTGTTCGGGAGTCAGTTCAATTTTAATCATGCCGTCGGAACCTTAGCGACAGCATCATTCTTCGCAACGATTTCCTTCGGCACCCACGGCAGCGGCGGAGCGATGACCGGCGGGTTGATCTGGTTCTGGATCTGCGCGGCGACGTTCGCTTCGATGGCGGTCTTGTTGACGCCATTGGCGAAGCACCAGCTCAAGACTTGAGCTTCGGTCAGATCCTCGTAAGGCGTGAATCCAGAACCGCTCGGCGCAGCGAAGCTGGTCGATCCGTAGCAAGTGCCGCCGTACTGATCCTGCGAGCCATTGCAACGCCAATCGGCAGTGATGACGACGTTGGTTTTGTCGCCTTCGACTTTGCGGACGAGAAGGCGTTCGATGATCCAAGAGAGGGTAATCATGGTCGTTTTAATTAAGCGGCTGCGATTGTGGTGATGGTGCCAGAGCTTCCACGGAACTTCAGCGCACCGGACTCGACGTAGAGTTGGCCCATGCCCGCGGGAGAAGTGGTTGGAGCAGTAGCGTTTGCAAGACCGAGAACTTTAGCGGCAGAAGTTCCGAATGTCGTAACCCCCACGCCCACGTTGCCCGAATTATCAATAGTAAGAAGCGTTCCGGTGGTGTTTTGAAACGAAAAACCACCGACGCTTGAGGTTGAAACGAAGTTGAAATATCCGTTTGCGAATGCACCGTTTGCAGAAGTTGTGAAATTGACCTTTCTTCCGCCTACACCTCCAAACTGAGCAATAATGCTGTTATCAGCACCCTGCACATCGAGATTGTACGATGGCACAACCCCAACGCCCAGCCCCGTGGAGTTTACACGAAAACGCTCAGTGCCTCCCGTACTAACAGCCCAAGTATCGGCTGATGGATTGAAAATGCCGGTGTTAGTGTCTCCAGTCGTCGTGATACCCGGCAGCAACGCAGTGCCAGCGGCGAAAGTCGAAACGCCGGTAACGCCAAGCGTTGTCCCCACCGTAGCCGCTCCGGTGATGGTGGCGGTGCCTGGAACGACGATGTTGTTGCCGCTCGGGCCGACGGCCGTGTACAGCTCCGTGAAGTTCAGATTGCAGTAATCGAACGCTGTACGAAGCGGCGTCCCCGTTCCGTCGTTCGCCGATGCGCCAATGTTGATAGTCTGTTTTGCCATGGTATGAGGTGTTTTCTAAAATTGGGTCTGATCCGCAGTAATGGTCGTCACATCCGCCGTAATCGAAGTCAAATCAGCCGTAAGCTGAAATCCACCAGCACCACCAGAATCATAAATGCGATTCAACAGTGCCAATTCAATCATGTCCATCTCCCACGGAGAACGACATCCAGTAGCCGAAACCTCGGCAATCAGCTCAACAGCTTCCGCGCAAGTGATGGATGAAGAGTCGGCCATGTTATTGGTGAGCTATGAGGAACCACGCTGTTCCGTTGCTGATGAATTCAACCCTCGCCCATTGAGCGGTCAAAACATGAGTCGCCGCACCATCAATCGTTTCAGCACCAAACGGATCGACAGTCACATTGTTCGCGCCAGCATTCACACGCTTCACGAAAAAGATACGACCAACCGCCGTCGCAGCCGGTGGAAGCGAAACCGTAATCGCTCCCGATGTCGAATTTGCGATAATCGCGAAATCACTCGACACAATCGCCGTGGACGCCGTAACCGAACGAACAGTTCCAAACCCAGCAGCATTAGCCGCCGCCGTTCCAGCTCCATCAGCAATGCGATTGAGGAGTGCCAGCTTGGCCATATCACGCTCCCACGGCGAGCGGCATCCAAGAGGCTGAACCTCGCTCAATAGCGTTGCCGCTTCAGTGCATGTAATGTCAGCCATACGCTTTTATCTTTGAATTAAGCCATCGGACCAGCACCACGCTGCATCACTTCAGCAATGAAACCGCCGCCGCCAGGAGCCGTCTCCTCCTCCTCCTCGTACTCCTCCTCACCACGCTCGGCCAACTTCTTGCCCTTCGACTTGTTCTCGTAGCCGGGAATAGCCATGCCATCAATCTCGATGAACTCAGCCTTGCCGTTCTTACCAAGGACAATCGTCGCCATCGTCTGGAACGCCTCGCCTTCCTTCAAATTCTCAGGAATCTCAACGCCTTCTGGAAGAGTAAAACTCGGCATACGGGGAGCATCAGATCCTACTGATCCTTGTCAATGCAAAAGCAAAAACCCGCAAGCCTTTTGGACCTGCGGGTCTGTTAGCTATTCAACTCCAATTACGAGCAGATGATCTGGGTCAGCGCACCAGTGCAACGACGGAAGATAATCGTCATACCCTGGTTCGTGAAGATCGGCTCCACAGCATGAACGAACTCAGCGTAGTGCTGACCCTTCTTCTCCAGAGGATCGGCGCAATCCACATCGAGCTTGTAGGCACCAGTCACCCACTGCCACTCGCCCATGTAGTTGGTCGGCTGCCAGCTCAAGTCGCCAACACGGTTCACCGGTCGAACGATATGGCTCTTGATGACATACGGAGTCGGCACGAACGCACCCTCGTACAAGGCGGTCGTCCAGCTCGGGTTGACGCTGAACACAGTACCCTTCGTACCGGAGGTGCTGGTGAAGGGCTGGATGAGCGTGTACTTGCCGCCAGCATAGCTGAAGCGGGGCGGGAACAGATTCGGAATATGGCGGAAGTTCTTGATGACCCGATTCGCGCCAATCCGCTTGAGCAGCTCAGCACCGGCACCAGAACCCATGTCAGCGAAGCGCAGATCCTCACGCAGCGCAGCATTGTTCTGAGCAATACGCTGGCTCGCCTCCATGCCGATGTACAACGGGAACACCGGACCGTCGCTAGAGAAGCTGATGAAACCCGAACTATCAGGATTCGTCGCGCCATTACGAATCAACGTAGCAGCAGCAACATCCAGCATCTCCTGCGTCAACTCACTCGTCGCCTGGTTCAAAGCCTGACCAGCCGAACCAGTCTGAATCCAGGGCAACTCATTCACACCAGACGGAATCGTCTCCACCTGAGTAAAGGACGAGTCGGCCACCGCCTTGATGGCGTACTTGGCAAACATGTTCTGGTAACGAGTCTCCCACGAACGCTGTGCGCGAATGGACAACTTCTCCAAGTACACACGCAAGAACGCCTCAACTCGATGATCAAAGGTCAGATCATCCTTACACAAGAGCGGACCTTTCAGCGCAAAACGCTCAGGCCCCCAAGTGACAGCGTTGTAACCAACCGGAACGTCATTGTAAGTGACATCGCAAGCACCACCGTTATCGCCGGGGTTGCCGGACGCGAGGGTGATGGCCGACCACTCCTCAGCCGCAGTCGGCTCAATCGAAGTGGTAGTGAACGAGGTCTGGGTCAAACCAGTCCCCTGAGGATACTCGCCACGCTCAATGAGGTTCAACCACATCGAACGATACGAGGCGCGCTTGTAAACGTCCTGCGCGAGCGACTCAGTCGCAACGGCGAACGCATTGAAAACATTAGGACAAGCCATAATGAGTAAAATTAAAACCGACGTTATCTGCGTTATGGTAGGCCATCTATCCACCACACAGTGGACGATCATCCTACCTCACCAATGCGGAACGTCATCGCCGCTTAGACAGTTTGCAGTGGCTGACCAACCCACCACCTCGCTTAAGGTCGTTACACGCACTGACGCATACGAATCCCTACTAAGTCAATCAGATTTAGCGGACTCACTCAATTCCCGCTGATCCGCAATGTAACTCTTGTACCCGCAAAGTTCGCCAATCCTCTCCGGCCTGATGATCTTCGTCTTCGCAATGAATCCCTTGAACGCATACGGCCCAGGGAAACTTCCAGTCATCAACACATAGAAATCCACGCCATCCGTCTTCTTACCCTTACGCGCATCCACCAACAACTTCCCATTCTCGTACTTCGTCGTCTTCACATCCACCCTCATGCCATTCGATAGCACACAGTCATAAAGCGGATGCGGCGGCTCACGCTCCGTATCCAAATCAGGATACACATTGAACAGCTTACAAAACGCTATCTCGCCACACATACCCTCCAAATCAACCGTATGCGCGTCCTCCGAACTGATCTTCAAGTTCACCTTGTTGAACGAACGATTGTTACCGTTCCTATGCTTCGCCAAAAAATGAGCGAGCTTACGTTCTGCATAGGATAAAGAAACTGTTTGACCGATTTTGATTTTGTTTATCATGGTCAAAAGGTCGGAAAATTTTTGAGGGGGGTATCGTAAACGAAGCCCACCCCCAAAGGGGGCCGCCCCCTAGGCGTCACCGTCCGTGCCAGCCCCTAGGAAAACAATTCTTTTCTGTCCGTCGCCCCATAGGACACCAAATGTCCGACTATAGTCTGATAATATACATTATCGGACTGTGTCCGCGTCCGAGCTTCCGTGGACGACAACCTCGGCCGAGGTCCGATCCGGCATCGACCCAAGCAAGTTGATGCTGACAGACGCTTGCTCACCAGCCTCTGACCATCCGAAAACGAGAGCCGACCTCTTAGCTACGCTGTTCAGTATGGTTTCGCGTACGCTTTCGTCCTTAAGGTCCGATAGATCGTAACTGTCTACCCGTTCCAGCGTTGAAGCGGCATCGGCGGCTAGTTTGCTTCGGACGATAGCAGAGAGGCTTTCTAGGGAAACATTATCTTTAGGGGAAATGGTGTTTCTCATCTCCTTCCGTACCTTGGGCAATCCTTCCCTAGAGGCTTTCGAAAGCAAGGTTGACTGATTCAGTCCTAGGTCGTCTGCAATCGCTTTCCATGTCTTCCCCGCTAGATAGAGGCTCTTTGCTTTCGTCCATTGTTCCGCTTTCATCTCCCGTACCTTGCAATCCAAGGTAGCCCATGGCAATCGCTCGTTTTCCAATCTTGCCACCGTCTAAATCCCCCTCGTTTTCCCTCGTTTTCCTGAGCAAAAGCCCACTTTTCCCCTCCCATTGAAAAAAAGTGAAGAAAAGTTTTGACTGATTCCCCTGTCCACCCTAGTCTGTCCGTCGTGAAATCCGCGCTTCAAAAACTCCTCTCAGCACT